GAGCACCAACTAAATCAAGATTTATGTTAGTCTCTGGTGATGATAGACATGTTATTTGTTTTGGTACCGAAACAACAATAGGCACAACATCAACACAAGATAATATGTTTATTCGTTGGTCTTCACAAGAAACAACAAACACATGGGCACCAACAGCAACTAATACAGCAGGCTCACATAGATTAACAGATGGTAACCAAATACAAACTGCTGTTAGATCAAGAGGTGCGGTAATGGTATGGACAGATTCTGCTTTGTATTCAATGCAGTTTATTGGTGCACCTTTTACTTTTGGATTTAAACAAATAGGTTCTAACTGTGGTGCTGTAGGAATTAATTCTGCTGTTGATGTAAGTGGTACATCATTCTGGATGAGCGATGAGTCATTCTTTATGTTTGATGGTGCAGTTAAAAAAATACCTTGCAGTGTGCAAGACTATGTATTTGATGATATAAATCAAAATGCAAAGCAAGATGTGTTTTGTGCAGCAAACTCAGACTTTAATGAAGTAATGTGGTTTTATCCATCAGACGGATCTGATCAAATTAATAGAGTTGTTATTTATAATTATGCAGAAAACTTATGGTATGTAGGCACATTAGCAAGAAGCTCATGGGCTGACAGTGGTGTTTATCCTGTGCCTTACGCAACAGAGTTTGATTCTACAGATACAACAACTAGTATTTCTACAATCAATGGACTTAAAGCAGGTAGAACATTTGTATACTTACATGAGACAGGTGTTAATGATGATGGCTCTGCTATGTCTAATCATATTGAATCTGGTGATATAGATATTGCAGATGGTGATCAATTTATGTCTATTGCAAGATTTATACCAGACTTTAAAAATCAAGCAGGAACTGTAGATATGACAATTAAAACAAGACCTTACCCAACAGGAACACAAACAAGTCATGGATCGTTTGATATAACAACAAGTACAAATAAAAAAGATACAAGAATACGTGGACGACAAATTGCTATTAGAATATCAAGCGACGCTGCTGATGACAAATGGCGATATGGTACACTTAGATTAGATATGAAACCAGATGGAATGAGAGGCGGATAATGGCACTAATTACAGTACCGCGTTTACCAGACGCAACAGAAGAATACGATAGACATCAAATGTCACAAATGATTCAGACATTGGAACAGATGATATTTATCTTAAATAATACATATGTACCAGAAACTCTTCGTAAAGAAGATGAACAAATAAGTTGGTTTTTATCGTAAATGGCTAACGTCTATACAAATTATAAAGCTAAACTTTCGACAAATGCACTTACAACAGTGTATACTGTAAGTAGTGAAACAACAGCTATTATAAAATCTATTCGTGTATCAAATGAAGATACAGAAAATGATTGTAATGTATCATTGTTTCTTGTTGATAGTGACAGTGTAAGTTATAGTTTAGAAATAGATAGACCTATAGAAGCTAAACGATCACAAGAACTTCTTGCGACAGGTAACATGGCGCAAGACACTTCTGATGGAGCGGTCACAGCATCAGCTCCTCTTGTTGCAAAGGAATCAGAAGTTATAAAAGCTCAAGCACAAAACGGAAATGACTTGAGTATAATCATAAGTGTATTAGAAATATCTAATACGTAAGGAGAAGACTATGCCGGGATATCATAATAAAAAAGATAAAGATAAAAAAGCCAAAAAAATGATGGGTGGCGGAATGATGTACAAAAAAGGTGGCACGCCAAAGAAAAAAATGAAAAAGAAAAAGCTTGCTGCTATGTACGGAGACCCTAAAAAAATAACTAGAGGCGATATTATTACTGCCGCTAAAATGAAAAAGAAAAAGGGGAAAAAATAATGAAAAAAGGATATCATAAAACTAAAGATGGCAGAACTGCTAAAAAAGGACTTTACTACTACATGAACAAAAGAAAAAAAGCTGGAACAAGTAGAAAAGGTAAAGGAACAGTATCAGCTAAAGCTTTAAAAAGATCAGCTAAAACAGCAAAGTCATAATGAAAAAAAAGTTATCAGTATCACAAAAACGTAAAAAGAACTCTAAAAAGAATCCTAAAGAGTTAGCGAGAGCGTGTGGTATGATAATGGAAAGTAAACGTAAAAAAACAAAGTATTCATAATGGCTAGGAAAAGAGACGTACAACCACCAAAGACAAAGAAGTACTTTAGATCAACTAAATCTGGTGCTGGAATGACTAAGGCTGGTGTTGCTAAATATCGTAGAGATAATCCCGGATCAAAGCTTAAAACTGCTGTAACAGGTAAAGTAAAAAAAGGATCTAAGGCAGCTAATAGACGTAAATCATATTGTGCACGTAGTGCAGGACAAATGAAGAAGTTTCCAAAGGCAGCTAAAGACCCAAATTCTAGACTAAGACAAGCTAGAAGAAGATGGAAATGTTAATTAACTATTGCAAAAGGATGGGAAAATGACTATAAAAAAGGACGAAAACGTATTAGCAGGTAAGAAGACTCCAAATGTCTTACCGATTGAAACAAAGATAACAGTCACTAATGCGCAAACAGGTAAAGAATACGCTAGTGAAGATGAAGCACAAGCGGACGTAAAAGATCCTGCAACTTCCACAGAAGAAAAAGATATTAAACGCGATGTCGCTATAAAGGTGAATAGCCTAGACATATTCGGAGAGGTCATGAAATAAGCATGCAGGGATTACAAGCACTAAATCAATTTAAAAGTTTTGTATCAAAGATTGGCGGCCTTGGTCGTTATGAAGATACATATATTGTGCATGCCGCAGAAGGTGAGACCGTTGTTCCAATGGAGGTTTTAGATAGAAACCCTGTATTGAAAAAACGGTTATTTAAAACAATGATGGATATGGGTATTGAACCCGGCAGATATATTGTAGGTAACGAACTTAACTCAAAGAATCCTATCACAGGACAACCAGAGTTCTTTCTTAAATATTTAGGTAGACGACTTAGAAAAGCGGCGGCAGATATATCTGGCTATGCGGCACCTGTCGTAGGCGCTATCTATGGTCCGGGCGCAGGAGCGGCAACAGGTGCTTTACTTGGTCAGTACAAAAGAGAAAATCCCGGTGATCCAACACAAGGTCTAAACATGGCAATACGTGGTGGACTTGCAGGTATAGGTAGTAATATTGCCGGAGGTAGAACAGGATTAGATATGTTTACTGGCACAGGACTATCTGGTGGGGAAGCTGGTTTTAGCCCTAAAAATATTTTTGATTTTTACAAACAAGATGGAAAACTAGGTGATTACTTTATGAATAGGGAAAGTGGTAAATCAAATATAAGAGAGTATATGGAAAGTTTTTTAGGCACTGGAGACAAATCTAGTGACAAAGAAACTTTATCAAAGTTAGTGGATCAACTAGATGCAGAAAAAATAAGTAAAGAAGATTTTGCAGAGGCAATAAGTAAGTTAGGTAGTGACGATAAAAAAGGTTTAGCATCAATGTTAAAAGCAGGTGTACCACTGACCTTGGCGTTAGGTTATTTATTTGATAAAACAACAAGTGATGAACCAGTAGGAATGGAAGTAGATCCATTACCAGCAGGTTCACCATATCAAGGAATTTTAAATCCAAAATTAACATATGGCTCAAGTATGCCTATAACCTCATATCCAGCTATGGCTGAAGGAGGTGTAATGGATTTACAAGACGGAGGAGAGTCCGTAGGACCCGGCACGGGAACTAGTGACTCTATTCCTGCAATGCTAAGCGACGGAGAATTTGTCATGACGGCTAAAGCAGTCAGAGGTGCGGGCGGAGGCGACCGTCGCGAGGGCGCAAGAAAAATGTACGAAGCAATGGATAAATTGGAGGCGAGAGCATAATGTCTACAGCAACAACGCAAATAATCCCTACTTTACCGGAGTATGCACAGCAGCCGACTGTGGATATGGCGGCAACGTTACAACAGTTGTTGGGTCAACAATTAAACGTTCCAGCGCAACAAGTAGCAGGATTTTCACCAACACAACAAGCGGCAATGCAACAAGCCTACGGCGGGATTGGAGCATATCAACCTTTTTTACAAGCAGCGA